TGCCGGCATCTGATTGGGCGCGGTCATCGGTGGCAGCGTCGTGCCCGGTCCCGTGCCCGGCTGCCATTTCGTGCTCCCTCCCGGGCCCGCCACCAGCATTCCGGTCGAGGGCTGCATCGGCGGCATCATCGGCGCGCCCGGTCCCGGCGGCGTGGTCTGCGGCATCGAGCCAGCAGGAGCTGGCGGGCGTGCCGGCATCTGATTGGGCGCGGTCATCGGTGGCAGCGTCGTGCCCGGTCCCGTGCCCGGCTGCCATTTCGTGCTCCCTCCCGGGCCTGCCACCAGCATTCCGGTCGAGGGCTGCATCGGCGGCATGGGCGCGCCCTGTCCCGGCATGGTCTGCGGCATCGAGCCAGCAGGAGCTGGCGGCCCCACAAAGCGACTGCCACCCGTGCCGAAGCTGCGCGGATCCACGCGCGGTGCTTGGCCCACCGCCTCGCGCATGATGTCACCATACACCCCGCTGCCATCGCCTACGGCACGGCCGCGCGAAGGATCATCCTGCATGGCTTTACCGAAGAACATTGTGCGGCTTTGTCCATCAAAGGTTGAAGGCCGTCCATTCACAGGATTCAGCGCGGAATTGGGCACGATTGTCCCCGGCGTGGAGGGCACCATCAGCTCCGGCCCTCGCTCGCCGACCACATACGCGCGGCCCGGCCGCACCGGCCCGCCCTTCGCGCGGAAACCGCCAAACGGCACGGGGGGAATGCTGCCTTGCGTCGGCGCGCTAAGCATGGCTCCCGTTGCGGGATCACGCAGGAGCGGATTCAGTGAAAACATGACAGGCCCGCCGCCGCCCATCCTGGCGTTGTGCTGGGCCTCTTGGTTTTGCTGGTGCCAGCGAAACATGGCGTCGGTTTGAGAAACGGCACTCATAAGGGAATGTGATGGTTGAGGTGGAGTCTATCTGAAAAACCAATGCTACGCCACGCCTTTTATCTGGGCGATGGCATCTTCTAACGATTCGATTCGAGCCAGCAGCGTGTTCTGTGAAATCTCCCGCCACTGTGCCTTGGCCGCCTCAGCTTGCTGCGGCGTTTTGGTCGGCATGCGCCAGTGCTCGCAGTGCTTGGGAACGCCCACGATGAGGTCAAAGCGCCCGCACTCACTCACAAAGCGCACTGGCTCCACCAGTTCGTCTTCCAGCCACGGCTCAATGGGCTCGCCATGCGGCACCAGGTCCAGCCATTGCCCCTGCGTGCCTTCCACAATGCCGACGGCTTTGGTCCCGTGCGTATTGGTGCGGATGCTGTCACCGCCTTTGGGGCCTTGGGGCCCTGTCTCGCCTTGGGGACCTTGCGGGCCGGTGTCACCTTGCGCACCTTGGTCGCCTTGCGGTCCCGAGTCGCCTTGGGGGCCCGTTGGTCCTGTCGGACCTGCGGGGCCGGTCGGTCCAGCGGGGCCGGTTTCACCTTGGATGCCTTGCTCGCCTTGAGGGCCGGTCGCACCCGTGGCTCCATCGGCTCCATCCGCCCCATCCGCGCCCGCCGGGCCGGTGGCTCCCGTGGCACCTGCGGGGCCGGTATCACCCGCAGGTCCGCGCCGCGTCGAATCATCCAACGAACGGACGCGATTCGGCACCGTCAGTCCGCCACCAAACGCGGATGCGCTGGCCGCTTGCGGCAAAGCCTCGGTCAGCGAAGGCCGCGCCGTGGTGAATCGCTCGGCATGCGTCATACCGCCGCCCCCAGGATGCGCCGCGCGCCACGCGGCGGGTTGACCCATTGATTCGTCAGCCGCCACATGCCGCCCACCGGCTCATGCCGTTGGTCAAACAAATGACGCTTCCATTTTGGCATCGGCGTCGGCGGAAACACCGTCTTGCCCGTGAGCACGAGCGGATTGTTCACCGTGCCCAGGCCGGACACCGCGCGCCCGCTCGTCTGCGTCTCGGGGAACTCCACCAAGCCATGCAGGCAGTCCAGATCCACGTCGAGATTGCGGCCTTGCCACTGCACCCGCGTGGTCACCTGCGTTTCCAGCACGCCCATTTCCTCCCGCGTGAACGGCCGATGGCACACAAACACCTCCGTTTCCACCTCGCTGGCATACATCCCGCCGGGCAGCAGGTGCATGCGACCAAACAACCGCGCCACCTCCACCGTGGTGCCGCCGCTTTCAAACGTCAGCGGCTGCGTGTCATCCTCCAGCGCGCCGAGCTGAATGAGGCACGGCTTCCATGGAAACGGTTGCGTATCCGGATGGCTCAGGCTGGGCACCGGCGTGGCGATTTCCGCCGCGCTGCGTTCCGGCACAAACAAAAACTCGTGATACCCCGCAGGCCCGTCCTGATCCGAGCTGAACACGTAGCTGCCAAACTCATCCAGCCGGATGCGGCCGGGGAGCTGGCATTCCAGATACGTCGTCTCCAGCGGCGTCGGCATGATCGCCTGGCGCAGCTTGCTCTTCGGCACGCGGAAGCGCAGCGCCAGCACCCCGGGGATGGGCGAGGCGACGGGCTCGGCGATTTGGACTTCTTGCGGATCCATGAGAGGGGAGGAAAAAGGGAAATTACGAGGCCGTGCTCGAACCGGTGCGCACGAGCTGCACCTGCGGACTCTTGCGCAGCAGGGTCACCGCACCCGTCGAGGCCACCAGCAGCCACCACGTCGTCCACAGCGGCATCGGGCGAGGCGGCGTGCCCTTCACGCTGTCGCTGATCTTGGGCGTGATGGCGGTGGCGGACAGCTTTACGGCCGTCTGCGCCGTCGTGCCCGCGCCGATGGGCAGCACGCTCACGCTATCCGGCGTCATTACCACACCCGGCTGCCCCGCCACCGGATCGACCGCCTTGTTGGTCGTCGGCCCGCTGCTGGTGTATTCGCCGTGCGCATTCCAAGCCGCGCCGGTGTGGCCAAACTCGTTGCGGTAGGTGCTGCCATTCGCATCCACCATGGGGATGCCGATGGCATTCGCGCCGCGGGCTGAGCCCGTCATGCTGCTGGCCGTGGCCGTGGCGTTGGCATTGGCCGCGCTCACCGTCCAGGTGCCCGTGGCCGTATCAAACGCAGGCGCATGCGCCACGATCACCGTGCTCGATTTGATCGCGTGAATGAAAGCGCCCTGCGGCAGCGTCGCGATGTGCAAGCTCATGCCGGGGAAAAGCCCCGTCGTGCTCGCCACCGTGACTTCATTGCTGCCGCTGGAAGTCGAAACGCTGGTCAAATCGACCACGTCGATGATGTTCGGGATCTCCGGCGTGACGTAAGCGCCGTTCTCCTGGTCGTAGAGTCGAAACTTGGAATAAGTGGTGGGCATAATCGGGATCGGGTAAGTTGTTCACGCTTCAGCGTGTGGCTTGAAAGTGCATCGCGTCGTAACCCCAGAACGCACCCGCAGACAGCCAGCCCTCACGGGCAAAAGCCTCCATGATGCTGAGCGGCATATCCGCTTTCATCGGCCACGAATCGCGAAACGTGTTGTCGTCGGCATCCAAATCAATTGCCGCGCCCCAGGCATGCAGCGAAAGCGTGGTGCCACCGCGTTTGTTGCGGAAGTTGTAGCAGCCGCCGTAATCCTGCGCCTCGTCGCGATCCTGCGGATTCTCCGCGATCAAATCCTTGATGCTATTCAGCACGCGCAGCAGCGAGTCCGCCACCTTGCGGTGACAGCGCAGCGTTTTGATCACCTTGCCCTCATAGAGCATCGGATATGGCGGCGCGAGGTTGACCAGATTTGCCTCGCCCGGTTCGCCATAAAACGCCCGCAGACTCCGTCCATCACTGGCCGGCCACGGATTCGGCGCGGGCATCAGCGTGCGCAGATACAGGCGGCACATCTCTTGCGAACGCGGCCCCCAAAAGCCATCCGGCTTTGCACCGACGCGCTTTTGCATGGCAATGATTTGTTCCGTAGTCATAAAAGGGTTCAAAGTTCAGGCTTCGTTCTTCGGCATGCTCGCCGCTTTCTCCCGTTCCTCGCGGGCGAGGCGTTGCAGCTCGCGCGCTTCGGTCCAGAGCGTGTCCGTGCGGGAATACTTCAGCGCGTTTTGGAAATCGCTCCAGCGGCCTTGGATTTCATCGCGCTTGTCGCGCGCTCCGGCGTCGTAGATCGACTCCGCAGCGTCGCTCACGGTGGCGTTTTCTGGCAGCGTGATCAGGATGTCCCGCGCGCCGAGGCTCAGCATCCACATCACCGCGCCGTCATGCGCCCGCGAATGGCCCAGGCACTCGAAACCGAGCGCGGTGAGCAGGTGCGAGACAGCAGATGGAGCGGGTGAACTCATGGCTTTTTGGACGCGTAGTAAAAACAGCCGACCACCAGCCCGATCATTACGGCGATGGCCAAAATGATGCGAGCACCCGCTTCAGGCAGGGGAAGGTCAGCGAGTTGGAAAAGCAGTTTCATGCTGGCAAAAGGTCGTCGTGTTGCAGGATTTCGCGCACCGTGCCCGGCAGCGCGAGGCCACCGAGCCACGTGCTGTGTCCGTAGTGGTGCCGCGAGTGATCAAACACGCGGCCCGGAAAGCAGTCAGCCAGCGCCTTGCCGCGCAGGCCTAGCGAGCCAAAGCCCAGGCCGACAAAATTGAGCAGCTTGGCCGACAAACCGGCCGCTTGCAGCGCCTTGTCGTTTGCGCTCCCGTAGATGTGCACGCGACGAATCGCGCCACATTGCACCGCTTGTGCAAAGTCCGCATCCTCCGCCGCTGGCGCGATGAGATGCACGCTGTCAAGTCGCAGAGTCGGGATCTGTTTCTTCGCCGCCGCCAGCGCCACGCGCGCGATGAGGTCGCAGCCGTTGCTGTGTCCGATCATGCGCACGGTCCAGCCGTCCTCCGCGTAACCGAGCGCCTTGTGCAGCAGCTTCTCCGCGCGGCGCGCCTGGAACAGCCTGCGAGTCAGCGCCGTCGTGTAATACTCAAACTTTTCCGGCTTCACGTAGTCAGGCGTCTGCCGATTCAGCAGCGTCGCGGCTTCATCGACCCAGCCGTCCGTCTGCGCCGGGTTCGTGTGGATGCCGTTCAGGATGAAATAGACGACGCGACGGCTCATGGCGTGGCCTCCTCGCATTCAGGTTGGAGCTTGGCTGCGACCTTTCCGCCAGATTCGGCGGGATTCGGAATGATTCGGAAATTTTCGGAAATGCGCCAGCTTTTCCCGTCCTTCTCGGGCATCGGCACGATTTGACCGCGCGCGATGTAGTTCAAAACGGTGCGCTCGTCGCAGCCCTCGCGAGTAGCCACATCCTTCGTAGTCAGCCAAGTGCGCGCACTGTCCACCATCTCGGTGTCCGCCCCCGCGCTGCCCATGTTGATGCTGTTGGAGATGTTGCCCTTGCCACCGCTTTGCATCGCGATTTGCATTTTCATTACGGCAATGTCGCGATCGTGAGCGAGGATGGTGTTAACCGTCCAAACAAAGAACAACGGAGCCGCCCACAGAGAAATTTTGAATACCCACCCATGAACCGTCCCCAGTTTGATGATTTCTTGGTTATCATCCATAATGCTCACGACATTCCCCCTTCTGTTAAAAAGCCTGCCGCGATCATCTCGGCGTAAGTTTTGCTCTGATCTTTGAAGAACTGCGGAAAGGCGTCATACACGGTCAGATTCTGACCGCGCTTCGACTCCACAAACTCGGCCAGCACCGCATTGGTATCCGCTGGCAGGTGCCCGCCGTCGATCCACGGTTGCAGCACATCCGCCACGCCATCCAGCACCGCCTCCGGATGCACCGGAATGGTGAACTCCGTATCAACCACCAGCCAGCGTTTCGGCGGCGTTTGCAAATCGTCGATCCACGGAAACATGCACTGCGTATCCTGTTCGCCGCGATACTCAGGCGGGCGAGCCAAGCCCCACAGCGAGGTGCTCAGAAGTGCAGCGGAGGAAGATGGAACGTAGCGGATCATCCGTAAAAGGTCGTTTGGGCCGCAATCAAGGCGGCCATGTTCGCGTCATTGTCTGCGGTCCAAATGGCCGCCTCACCAAACTTTGCCCCGACCGCAGCCAGCCCGCTTGATGGGTTAAAACAGAACAGCAGATGATTGGTCAGGTTCTTGGCGGAGCCGGTAAAGGCTGACGAATTGGATGAGCCGGAAACTTGAATTTTGTGGCCCGATGAAAGCGCCCGCGATGAATAAGCTGCCAGCGCAGGCGTCGTCACAGTTACTGATGCTTTATTGGCGCTAGCCTCATAGGAGGCAATACCCGAGCCGGTCGCATACGCAGCAAGCCAGCCGTCCGTTGAGCTATCGTTACCGCCAGCAGGACAAGAGCCAACCAATCGCCACCCGGACGTGCTAGGCAGATAACAAACCGCATTGAGCGTCAAACTTGTGCCAGTCATCACAGTAAACGACGCCGTTGCCATGCGGTGCGTGTTGGCGGTATAAACGCAGGCCGCAGCACGGCTGTTGGTGCCCATGGTTTCAAGAGCTCCCGCATTCACAATGCGCGGTTGCGCCGCCGCCGTTGATTGCACAAAGTCTTTGGCTCCTGTCTGCGCGTAAATCTTGGTGACAAACGCAGAGCCAGCGCCCGCAAAGGTGAGCAAAGCAGAGGTGTCCAACAATCCCAAACTGGTAAAGCCAATGTCCATTTCGGTGTTGTCGCTACTGCGCCGCACTCGGATCAAACTGCCTGAATAACTAGCCAGCAGCCGCCGCGAAACGCTCCATGCAACATCCAGATTTGCCGTCAGCGCATCGAGCGCCCCGACAAACGCCGCCCCGCCCGCAGCCGTCCCAAACCCCAGGAACCGCTGACGGGCCAGCGGGTTCACCAGTTGCGAAGAACTGCGGAGCAGGGGCGTCATGAGGTCAGGCAAGCACGCGTTTCCAGGCGATGTAGTTGGGGGTGCCGCTGGTGGCGGCGACACTGACGACGCCGACGTAATCGGTGACGTAGATGAAGCCTCCCGTGCCATAACCGGCGGCCGATCCGGCTTGGAGGATGACGTTGAAGCTGGTCGTGCTGGCGGTAGCTCCGAACTTCACCGCGAGCGCGGCGTCGTCGAGGTTCTGGATGAAACCGACTTCGCCTTTGGCGAGGGTGAACACGGTGCCGTCAGCGGTGGCTACGGTGTAGTTGCTGGGGACGCCAGCGCTTTGGAAGTTTTTGGTGTCGATGGTGGTCTGCATAGCGGTCAGCGGATGGCTGGGGTGTGCCGGGTGGCGATTTGATTGAGATGAGTATCGAGCAGGCGCTGGATGCTTTGGCTGGTCTGCTCCTGGCCATCGGTGCGGAGATAGGCCTGCACGACGGCTTGCCGGACGGGGATGTTGAGGAAGCCGGGCACCTTGAGGATGGCCCACTTACTGGCGGCCAGATCGGTGGCAAAGGTGCCGCTGGTGTGCGCGGTGAGGCAGTAGTAACAATCGTTGCCTTCGAGCCGCACATTGCCGACGACATACGGGGTGCCGGTGGCCCAAGCGGTGCTGGAGAACACGGGCGGTGCCTCGATATGCGCGACCCACAGCGTGGCATCGGTCACGGTGTCGGGCACGATGATGTCCGTGCCGGCCACGTCATACTCGCGCGGCGTGGGGTTGCTGCTTTTCCACGGGTGCTCTTTGGTGACGCCGAGCACGTGACACACGCCCCAGTAGCCCGCGCCAACGGCATTCAGATCAATGACCTGCGAAGTCACCGTTTCGGAGGTGGCTTTTCGCAGTTCGCGCCAGCCGTCGAGATTCCACGGATAGGCGTAATCGAGCGCCGTGTTGATGTAGGAGGTGAACCGCGCATTGAGCGTGGCGTCCTGCGCGCTGAGCAGGCCTGCGTCCTCGATGCAGCCGTCACGCAGCGTTTTGAAAGCGACGCCATTCATGCAGCCACCCCCATTCCGTATTTGCTGCCGAGCACGAGCTGCGGCGCGGTGCCGCGCGAGGTATCCATGTCAGGCGTCCAGCCGCTGCGCGGTTGCGCGCTTTGATACTTGACCACGGTCTGCGTGTTCTTCTTGGCGTAGTCGCGGCGGAATTCGTCCTCTGCCCACACGTTTTGACAGCCGAGTTCATTCCGGCCTTTGTTGAGCCAGTAGAAGTAGGAATTGGAGTCGATGCTGCTGGAGATGTAACCCAGGCCATCGACGGCGGCGCTGCGGGCATGGCCCACTTCAGCGCGGCTTTGCTCCTTCTGCATGGCCCAGTGCTTCTGCAATTCCCAGCCCGTGCGAAACTCCCGCTCCACAGCAGCCACCAGCGAGGGTCCACCCTGCGCGTGCAGCTCGGCAATGAGTTCTTCGGAGTCAAACATGAGTCAGGAAAGGCAGAAGGTAGGAACAAAGAACAACGAACAAGGAACCGCCTTCACCCCTGCTGCGGCCCGGTGTGATCCGAGCCGCAGCAGGTTGTGCTGTGAGGCGTTGGGTTTGCCGTCAGGATCGACGGCAAAACATTAGATCAGCGCGGCCACGTCGATGATCCGCAGGAAGATCTCGGCGACGCCTGCGGTGATGTCCGACGGGGCTCCGGTGCTGCCCTGCGTGGTGAAGCGGCATTGCAGCGTGGCAGCGCTGGTGCCTTCGACCTTGTTGGCCGTGACACAGCCAGCGGCAGCGGTGAGCTGCGTGTCGCTCTTGCAGCTCGCGGCGGCGAGGGCCAGCGCGGTGTTGCTGCTGGTGCCGACGCTGATCGTGAGCGTGCCGTTGGTGGCGAAAGCCGTCGGGACGTTGACCGCCACGCGGTCCACCTGGTAGCGGGCCGAAGTGGTGCCGAGCGTGACCGTGACGGTATCGCCCTGCGTGGTCCACGAGGAGTTGTTGAGGATGTCGAACGGCACGCGGAAGGCGTGCGTGAAGCCGGTCTGCGCGGCGACTTCTGCCGAGAGAACGGCGATCTTGACGCCATTGCTGGCGCTGGTGGCGGTGGAGAGGGTAACTGCTTGGTCAGCCATAAAGGTGTCCTTTCAAAAAGTGGGTGAGAATGAATCTGCGAGGGGAAGAAATCCGGGGCCGCGCTCGTCACGCGGCCCCGGTGTCAGGGTTAGCTGTCGGCGGTAGCGGCGAACTTCGCGAGGCCGAGCGGGTTCTTGACCGCGAGGCCGAAGATGGCGCTGATCACACCACGTGGGCCGCCGTCCAGGTCAGGCAGCGCCTTGTAGGCCCACTGCTTGTTGAACTTGAGTTCCATCATGGAGGGGTCGATGGCGTAGCCGCGGCGGGCATCGGCCGCACCGGCGGAGAAGCCGAGCCAGTTGGACAGCACGAGGTCGTAGGTGCCGAAGTCACCGGTGAAGCTCTCGATCGTGTCGCTCCACTTCGAGCCCTGGCCGCGATTGGTCTGGGTGATGGCGGTGAAGTTGGACACGGTGGGCGAGTAGCCGACCATTTCGGTGAAGCGGGCCTTGAGGCTGGTGCCGCACACGAACATGTAGGTGCCGCGTTTGCCGGTCTGGGCATACTGGCTCTTCATGACGTTGTTCACCACGGCGCGGGTCACGCTGGCAAGCGCGGTGGCGTCGATGCTGGCGGAGGGCGTGCGGAAGGCGGAGGGCACCGGAAGCACGGCTTGCGCGGTGCTGAGCGCCCACTTGCCGAGGCCGCGCGTCTTGTAAGGCACCGTGCCGTTGTCGGCCTGTGCTTCGTTGTCGCTGCCGAGGGTGGCTTCGACATCGCGTTTGCACTCGATGGTCTTCTTGGCGATGGCACCAGCCATTTCGGATGCGAGGCCGGCCACGTCGGACACGTCCTGCGCCATCTCCGTGACCATCGGGGTGCGGCGCACCTTCTGGACGTAGTTGGAGAGCAGGCCGCGATTTTCGGCGGCGTCTTCGTAGGTGCTCACGTCGGCACCATCGACAACGCCGTCGGTGCTCGGGGTGGCATAGCTGTCGGCCTGCCAGTCAAAGCGGGTCTTGACGGCGGCTTTCCCTTTCGGGATGGCGGAGAGCAAAGGATAGTCCTTCGCGTCGATGTTGTAGATGGCGTCGGCGAGGTCTTCGCGGCGTCCCACTTGGGTGCGTTCAAAGGTGGCGGGCATGATCTTGGAAAAGGTGAAGTTTGAGGTTCAGGTTTTCCGCAAAAGGTCCGGGTCTCACAGGTCAGGCGGCATGCTTCAGACTGGCGACCGTGTTTTGCGCGAGGCTCATGGCGAGACTGGCAAAGGGTGCGGAGGCGTCAGAGGCAGATGCCTGGCGGCGAGCAGGCGGCGGGGGAGCAGGCGGGGCGACTTTCTTGGCGACGCTGGCGGCGGCGGGTTTGCTGCTGCCTTTCTTCACGAGTTCATAAGCACCGCTTTCGAGCAGCTTCGCCACGGCGAGGCGGCCCAGAAGAAGGGCGCGCTGCGGGCTCAGGCTGATCTCGGGATGCTCGGACTCGATCTCTTTCACGAGGGCATGGCGGCTGCTGGTGGCATCGAGCACGAAGGGATACTTCCTGCTGGCGATGGCCTTGGCATCGGACTCCTTGGCCAGGCGGTCCTTCAGCACGCTGCGGGCTTTGTCGGCCTGCTTCAGTGCTTTCTCCATCTGGCGGCGGTATTGGCGCACCTGCTGCGGGGTGTATTCCACCTCGTTGCCTTGTGCGTCCTTGCCGGTGTAGCCTTCCTGCTCGTGATCCTCGGCCCACTCTTTGGCTGCCTGCCATTGCGCTTCGAGCTGGGTCAGATCCTGCTCCGTTTTCACGGCCTCGAATCCTTCCGGCATGCCGTAGAGCGGCGTGCCTGCTGTGGTGCCCTGGCTTTCCATCTCCTGCACACGGGTTTGGATTTTCTCAAGCTGCTCGCGCAGTTCGCGGTTTTTGGCCCGCGTCTTGAAATTGTCCTTTTCCAGTGCCTTGAGCTTGGCGGCGGCTTCCTTCGTGTCCTCGGGAGCGTCGTCATTGTCGCCTGCTTCCCCGTCGTCCGCATCGTCGTTGGATTCGTCAGCATCCGATTCGTCCTCGGCGGTCACCTCGGCAGACTCATCCTCATCGTCGGGCAGGATCGCATCGCGGTCCTGATTGGTCCCGTCCGTGTTGTTGGACTCATCGGCGTCATCGGTTCCCGCGTCGTCGTCATCGTCGGCTGTCGAGGTGACAGGTGGAGACTTCGGTTTTGCGGCGGCTTGTGTCGGCTGGCTTTTGGCCTTGGCCTTCACCGGCTCTGTCTTGACTCCTTCCGCTGCACCCATCGCGGCCAACTGCTCGGCAACCGTGTGGCCGGCAAGAGACTCAAAAATGGACAACGGAGATCCGCCAGGACCGCCCTGAACGCCAGCTTCTACGGGTGCGTTCGAGCCCGTGCCGCCTGCGGAGGCGACATCACCACCTGCCGAGCGGGCAGCCGGTGCGTTTGGAACCGCATGAGTTGAGATGAACATAAGACGTGCGCCCTGCGCACGCCGCCACTGCATCACACCGGCAGCCTGCCGACAATCTCACGCGCTCCCGGTTTGCCCTCGTTTGCCACCGTTTGCCATGCTTTGCGGTCGTTTGCGGTTCAGTTTTCCGCTTTGGCCTGCGGCATCGTCCGCGCCGTCAACCGAATGATGTCCGCTCGCAAGTCCTTTAGGTATCGTGCCGCGCCGCTGGCCTCATCGCGGATGCGCGGCTCTTGATTGCGCACGGTCATCTCCGCATGCGCTTCGCCGATGAAGCATTCCAGCAAGCTCATCACGGCCCGCATCTCCCGCGTGTCATGCGTGGCTTCGAGTGCATCCGCAATCTGGCCTTCGGTCAAAGGACCGGCCTCCATGCAGGTTTCAATGAGCAGGCGTTTGGCTGGGCGTGGCATGAGATCAATTATTCAACAACAGGTTTGAAACCGGTGCGCCCCACCTGCGCATTTTCCGTGCGCTGCTGGACGGCAAACTGGAAAGCGGCCATGCGACGGTTGAGCATCTCGGTGAACATGCCACCGGCGGCGTAGGCTTGGGCCACGGCGGGGTTCTTCTGCATCTGCTCTTGATCCACCTGCAAACGGGTGGCGGCATCCATGCTCTCGGTGACGGTGGGCTCGACGCCAGTCAGCAGCATGGCGATGGCGGCTTTTTCCTCTTCAGCCTCGGCAGCATTGCGCTCGCTGAGGCTGCCGGTGACCAGATCGGCCAGGCCGGGGTCGATGTTGTTGAGCAGCCACGACACGACGGGCACTGTGGGCACCTGTCCGGCGACGCCGGGAATGCTGAAGGCGTCCTTCAAAGCGCTCCAGCGCTTTTGCAGATACTCCATGTCCAGGCTCTTCACGTCGAACTCCAGCACGAAATCAAAGCTGCCTGCGATCTCCTCGCGGGTGACCTGAAAAGGCTGCGGGCCATTGCCAAGCACCCGGCTGACATAGAGCGGGTCCATGAACTGCTGATCGAGCGCAAGGATGCGGCGCAGGATCTCGCGCTCCTCCATGAGGGCTCCGGCGACGATCCATTGCTGGTGCATCTGCACCTTCGCCACGTCGATCTCGCGATGATGCAGGCCGAGCAGATTGGCCACGTCCTTGCGGATCTCGTTGGCATCGAGGATCGTGCCTTGATCCAAGGGAGGCGGGCGCATGTAGTCGGCATCGCCGCCAGACTCGACGGGCAGCTTCGTGCCGGGCTCATAGTCCCAGCGGGCACCACTGCCAGCACGGCGGCCGGTGACCTTCACGATGGGCATGGTGGCAAAGCTCGTGCGGTCCATGCTGGCATCGCGCGTGCTCTTGAGCAGGTATTGATGCGTGCCAACCATTTCCGGCACGCCGCGGCTCTCAAACAGCGGACGTGCCTTGTATTCACGACGCAGATCGACGTAGCAGCCGCCGTCAAAGTAGTAATCGAGCAAGCGGTTGACGAACACGAGTTCCTTGTCCGCTTTGCGGCGATCCTTGCCGACCAATGACGGATGCAGGATCAGCTCTTGCACGGCAGGATAGCCTTCCTCATCGACGGTCTGCACGGTGATGCGCAGCACCTCATACCAGGTCTGTTCGCGATTGCGATAGCGGGCGGTGAAGGTGTCGCGGGCGGGCTCGTTCAGGATGCGCTCGACACTGGCGGCGGTGGTATTGAGCACGGCAGAGGTATCGACAACGGGCTTCGGTCCCATGTCCAGCAGGGCGTCGATGGCTTCCTCGTTCCAGCCGTCGGTCTTGGCTTTGGCTTTGATCTCAGGTTCGGTGTATTGCTCGACGTGCGCCACCCACGGAGCGCGGTCCACCTGGCCGCACCAGTGCGGGTAAAACACATCAATGCCGGGCAGGTAGGCGCGGACGCAGGGTTTGCCCGGTTTGCGATACGGCGCGGTGAAGGTCACGCTGTCCTCGGTGCGCAATTCACGCGCCACACGCCGCGCCCGCACGGGCGAGAGCAGCGGGTGACGGCGGCGGATCATCGCGACGATGGGCGCGACATCTTCCGCCCGCAGCAAGTCGTTCAGCTCGGCCTCGGCAGCATCGGCAATGGCGAGCTGCTGCTCGGGTGTGAGCAGTTCGCCATCGGCGTCGATGGGCTGCATGCCTGCCTCGGCGGCTTGCAGGCGGGCCTCGGCGAGTTTGGTTTGCGTGTGATCTTGCACCAGATCCTCAATGCTGAGCGTGACCTGCGCCGTGCCCATGCGCTGCTCCCAGCCGACGTGCATCACGGCATGGCCCCAGGTGTGCTTGATCTGCCGGGCGAAATTGCGCTCGCGCCACAGCTCGGCCCGCAGGCGTTGCCGCGTCTCGTATTTCATCAGCGTCTCGACCTTCTTGGACGCGGCCGCATCACTGGCCTCCATGGCAATGACCTGCACCTTGGCGCTCTCGATCGCCAACATCTCCAGCATGGTGAGCTGGTCGATGGCTTCGCCTGCCAGATGCACGCGGGAATCGGCGGAGCCCTCGAAGGGGAACACTTTCTTGCCGTAGTTCGCGGCATGCTTGCGCCCATCCTGCGACTGCCCGGCCCAAACAGCCAGCGCGGTGCGCTCATGGTCCTGCATGTCCTGAATCCACGGCCCGAGATCGGTGAGCGAGAGCGTCATCTCGTCGATCACCCAGGTGGGATCGAGCGTTTCATCGGAGGCGACGACGTAGGTTTCGCCGGTTTCGAGGTCGGAAGTGAGCATGGCCGTGCGGGCAGGAATGGATCAAAGCAGCCCAAACTCCCGCAGCACAACGGCCTCATCATAGCGGTAAGCCGTCATGGTTGGCAAGAGGATTCTAGCCGGGCTGTCCTGCCGGCAGATGATCTTCCGCGCCGTGTGCTCGCCAATCCGAGCCCGCCGCGCATGCGCCATCACCTCCGCCCAGGTGATCAAGGTTTTCAACGCGGGCTTGCTTGGCGCTTTGGCGGCAGCGGTGGGTTTTGGGGTGGTGGTCATGGCTTTGTCGAGGTGGAATTGCGGTAAGCGATCATGGCGTCGGCAGTGCGGTGCAGCATCAGTGGATCGTGCCCATGACGGCCTTCCATTGGGCGATCAATGCGACCGACTTTCCACGGCTCGCCGTAGTCGGATGTTGGTGTTGTTGGTGTGTCGCTCACAGTCTGATTGTCTCCTTGTTTGATTGTCTCAATAACTCCCGCCCCTGACGATCTCCAAACCCGCGGGCGGCACATGCTCCGGCCCGGCGAGGCAGAAGTAGCGCCACACGTCCACGGGGTCTTTGCAGGCTTCGTCTTTGCGTTTGGTCTGCTCGGCGTAGTCGGGGATCGTGAAATTCTGCAAACCAAAAATGGTGTTGGTGCATTCGCGGTTCACGCGGGCTTTGGGCTGCATGAGGATGGTGGTGGCGAAGGCATCGCGCACGAGGGCGAGCCCTTCCTGCACGCGCACACCTTCGGGCACGAGGATGGTGAAGCCATTGGGCAGGTCGTAGAACTCCTGCTGGATGGTCGCTCCGGTGGCTCCGCTCTTCCACTGGCTCCAACGCGGATCGCCATACGTCTCGAACGGCTCGGCGCACAGGATGGCATCGCCGCTTTTCACGGGATGCTGCACGGTGCGGCCCTGCCACTCGCCGCCGGTTTCCTTCATCTTCTCCAGCAGGCGATGCCGCATCTGCCACACCAGCTCGGCATACTGCTCGAAGTTCCAGCCGAGACGCAGCTTTTGCGCCGGGCCTTCGTCGCCATTCATGCGGTCCTTTTCGCTCATCACAGCCCACGGGCCGGGCATCATGTCGTCGATCGCAATGCTTTCACACGGCCATTCCTGCGCCTGCCAGAACCGCCCCATCGGATCGACGATGAACCAGCCGATGAAAAACGGCTTGGCCTCCGCGCCGTCGATGATCTCGTAGAGCGTGCCATCGCGAGGCAGGTCTTTCCAATCGCACAGGTGCTGCTCCGGTTTCCACACGGCCTCGAACTCGCTGCGGCTGGCGGCCTCGGCGTCGCCGTAGAGCTTGATGCGGACGGTCTTCTCATCGGCTCCAGCGTAGTCCTTGGAGAGCTGGGGATAGACGTTGACGTATTTGTTCGCGGCGGTGTGCAGGTAACAAACCAACCGGGTCGGCTCCAGCGGATACGCGATCTTGGGCACACGCGGATCTTTGCAGCCGCCCTTCGCCGCCAGCTCGGGGGCAATGACCTTGAACTTGTCGGGCTTCACCGCGCCCTGCATGAAGTAGCGCACCGTCGGCGTAAAGCCTTCCTCGGGCGTGTAGGTGATGAGATGCACGCCGTGCATGAGCGCCCCGAGCAGCTCGCCATGCGGCCGTTTGGCACCGGGCACGCCATCCGCGAGCGGCACGAGGTAGCTTTGCAGCGCCAGCATTTGCTTCCGGTGCTCATCGCGTTGCGTTTCGATGGCTCGCGAGGCGAGACGATCCTTCAGCGCTTTGACGTGATCGACGGGAATGCCTTCGTCCGACCACACAAACGTGAGCGCGTAGCCCCGGAAGCTCTCCAGTTCCTGCGTGAAGAAGCGGAACTGCACCATGCCGCCGCCGGTGTAGCGCTCGCCATTGGCCCCGGTGACGATGAGGTAACGGCTGAACTGGTTATCGGTGAACTTGCCGCCGCTGAACTTCGCCTTCTGGTGCTTATCCTGCTTGATCTTGCCCGCCGCACCGCCCAGAGCCTCGGGCGGCAGGAACGACTCGATGGGCTTCTGCTGAAGGTTTTGCGAGTCCTCCTCGCGACGGCTCATGCAGAACACCGTGGCCTTCTGCGCATGCTTCCAATGCTGCACCGCCAGCGAGGCCGCCACATGCGTTTTGCCCGCACGAATCCCGCCGCTCACCAGCACCTCCAGAACGCGCCCTGGATGCTCCAGACGCTTCCGGCACAGCTCCAACAAGAACAGCCACCAATCCTGCGGCACCCAGCCCTGATCCAGCGGTTGCTCCGCCATTTCGCGAATCGCATCCGCCCGCGCCGCCACCGCCTCCGCCGCGCCTTCCTCGCCCAGCACCAGCAACTCATCCAGCGCCAACGGCTCAATCACCGGATGCGCCTCTTGCCCTGCATGCAGAGCTTCAATGACAAGCTGGGTGTCGGGTGAGATCATGGGTGATGGGGATGTTTCCGGTTTTGCGGGTATTATGCGGAATGGCGGTTGGAATAATTACCGTTCAGCATATGCGGCCACCCCGCGTTGGAGGCGACTGAGCCGGGAGCGATTCAGTGCGCTCGACGGTCTTCTTTGTGCGTTTATTGAATACAGTTTGAAGGTGTTCCTTCACCACGGCGGTTTGTGCTTCGGTCAGTGCTCGGGGGGTTTGCACCTCAAACAAGCCTTGCAGCCAATAACAAAAGTTTTCGGGGGTCATAATGTGATAAGGTTGATGTTTGGACTTTGATGCTGAACAAAGAAAATGCAGGCCGCGGCTCGAAGATCATCTGTCGTGCAAATCAGGCTTGGCGCTCGCCGTCGCCTGATTTTCGACGGTTCTGGCCTGAGACTATCAGCGCATCGTTCACTGCATCGCGTTTCGTGCGGCAGTATCCGCGTGAGACGATTCGACGCCCTTCCTTGTTGGTCCATTGCCAGACCTTGCGGCCTTCGAGTCTGATTTTCTTGATGTCCGTTTTCATGGTTTTAGTCCGTAGATGGTTCCGTTCTCATCGACCAGTCGATACCCTTCATCTTCAGCGTTGTGGGGTCCGATGCAGTCACAGTCGGCGTAGTGTTCCAGGTGAACAGCGCACCAAGGCTCTCCGCAGCATTCACACTCGGGGAGTTCATGCGCGAAGACAATACGAACGCGCTCCACTGTTCCGCCATCGCTTGCGCGATGCCCTTGTATGTCTTGCTCCGCTCCTTCCATCGGTTTTTGCTTGGCGCGAGTTTGTTCTGGCCGCTTGGCGTTTGGTTTTCCCACCTTCCGCTTTCCGGCTTTTGCAGGACGTTGGTGGGGTTGAGTGCTGGCAGGTTCTTGAGCCATAGGCATGTGGTTTTCGATTCAGGGTGTCCGTATTGCCACGGGTGAACCACGCAGTCAGGTTTGCGGATGCGTGTGGAGATTGCGCCCACTGGATTCTCTAGTGCGATGTGCGGCACATTTGCGCCCATCAGTGAGCGCACGAACTCTAGCGCATCCTCGGTTAGCTTTGGATCACGCAGTCCTCTCACCGTCCAGTGCATTCCAGACGAGCACAGATAGGTGCATGGCGGGAAGGCTATCAGGATGTCCCATTGCCGACTCAGTAGCTCCGCCACATCGCCAGTGTGATGTGGGCCAGGGGCATCAGTCGGTAGGAGATCGCAAGACATAGCATCATGCCCGAGAGCAATGAAGCTGTCACGCACTGCACCTGAATACTCGCACGCCACCAATACCCGCAAAGGGCCAGAACCAGACGGTGATGCCAATGACTGCCGCGTTGGAGTCATTGGCGAGGCGGAGCTGGAGGGCGCGGCATTCATGGCATACCTTGGTCGTTGGCGTGCATTTCCCTTCACAGTTCAAAACGGGATGTCATCGTCCTCCATGCCGTCGGCCATGGGTGCCTCGCTGCCGCCGGTCACGGGCGAGCCTGCGGCGGGGCGGGCGGTGCGCTGGCCACCAAGTTCAAACTCACGGGCATTGCCGAGGAAGTGCAGATTGGGAGGCTGCGGGCTTTCGCGCTCGGCTTTGGTGGTGCTTTCTTTGATCCAGTGCGTGTTTCCATACTCGTCTTTGCCGTCCTTGTTGGGCACGATGTCAATGGAAAGGCCGAGCTTGCCCGATTTCTCGGAGCGACGGATGCGCGAGTCCTTGAGCACGATGACAAGGCATTCCTGCGGCGTGCCAGCGCGGTCTTTGATCTGCATCAGATGCGCTCCTTGCAGCTTGGCGGGGTCAATGTAGGCGTTGAGTTTGTTGGGCATGGTGGGTGTCGGTGTGGTGTGTGGGTTGTGGGTGAATCAATCTTTGAAATCGGCGTCCCAGCCGTCGTCGGTGCGTTTGGATTTGCCGGAGGGTTTGCTGCGGGGCTCTTTCTTGGGCACGGCGTAGCTGCCAAACTGCCAGTCGCGCCAGTCGGTGCTGTTGAGTTTGGGCATGCGGCTGCTGAACCAGGTGCGCCAGTCCTCGAAGCGCACATGCAACTCGGGTGTCGGGCCGCGGCGATTCTTGCGGACGTAAATTTTGGCGTCCTGCTCGTAGTCCTCGCGGGGCCAGCCGCCGTCTTCCTCGCCGTATTTGCCACCGCTGCTCCAGCATTGCGGGTTGCGCTCGCGACGCGGCTCGACGGCATCGGCCCAGCCTTTCTTCTTCTCCTCGCTGAGCGTGTGCCAGCCGAAGAAATACGGGTCGCGATGCAGCATCCACACGTGGTCCGCATACCACTCAATGGCGGCGCTGCCGCTCAGATCGGCGAGCACGGGCGGCTTGCCTGCGTTGCGGTCGGTTTCGCGGTTGAGCTGCACCATGAGGAGCACGGTGAGCTTGTAGAACTTCTTGACGAATTGCAGCGTCTCCATGACCTCGACCAGTGCCTCGCGCTCGTCTTTGAGGCCGCGTTTGCTGACGGCTTTGATGAGGTGCAGGTGATCGACGACGATCCAGCGGATGCCGTGCTGGCGTTTGGCGACTTGCACCTGGCTGCGGATGTCGGCGGTGGAGATGGCGGAGCCGTCGGAGATGAGCAACGGCGCGGTTTGCACCTGGCGCACCTTCCCCTGCATGGCGTCCTGATCGGCGCGGGAGAACATGCCGGTGATGGCTTTGCTGGTGTCGATGCTGGCACCGCCGAGAATGATGCGGTCGTAGAGCTGCACGCTGCTCATTTCGGCGGAGAACACGAGGCCGGGCACGTTGCGCTCGACGGCAAGGTTGTGGATGAGCGTGGTCGCCATAGCGGTCTTGCCCTGGCCGGGACGGCCCGCGATGACGACGATTTCGCCCTGTGCGTCATCGAGTCCGTGCACGGTTTGATCGAGCTCCAAGATGCCGGTTTCGAGGCCCATGATCTTGCCACGATTCGCGATGGTCTGCTCCGTGCGCTCGACCCAATCAATCACGCCGCGCCGCGCATGCACGGGGCCGGTGGAATACTCGCCGGAGGCTTGCAGCGCCTGCACGCATTCAAACACGCGGCTCTCCGCGCGACCAACCACGGCCGTGATGTCTTCGTCATTCGTTTCCGTGCCGTGATGCAGGCACTCGTCGATGCTTTCGGCGCAGGCGTGAATGGTCTGCCGCAGCGCCCATTTCTCACGCATGATGTGCACGTAATGCGGATAATGCGCGGCGATCGGTGTGAAATCGTAAAGCTCGCTTACGTGCGCAGCGCCGCCCACTCGCTCGAGCTTTTCCTGATCACGCAGCCGGTGTGTCAGAGACACCGGTTCCACCGGCAGGTTTTTATCCAGCATGTCCAGCATGACCTCGAACAAGGTGCGGTTGCCCGCGTGGTAAAACGCCTCGGCCGGCAGCTTGGCGCGCACTTCGGCGATGCGCTCCGGATCTTGCATGAGGCAGGACAGCAGCCCTTTCTCTGCCTCATCGGAGAAGGGAAGGGCGCGGTTGATTTTGGCCAGCCGCTCCTCGGTGGTCACGGCGCGGTCTTTGGCAGGTTGATCACTCATGCTGCCTCCTTCCCATGCTCAGCGAGCCAGCGGCGGATCTGTGCCTTGTCACTGGCGACCATTTGCGGCCAGCCGGGCACGGTGCCCTCCCAGCCATCACCCCAAAGGGCGGTCATGGCCTGCTCGTAGCCGTCCGGCGGAAGCTCCACCGTGAGCGGCGGCGCTTCTTTTTTCGCGCCAAAGCTATCCGAGAAGGCTTGGAAGGGTGTCTTGCCGCGCAGATCACCACCGCGATCCTGCTCCTTGGCGAGCCAGTTGGTGACGAACTTGCGCCAGTTGCTCTTGCGAGCCTTGGCCTTGTTCGCCTTCAACCACTGCTCCATGGCAAGCATCTGCCGCCGGATGTCGCAGGCCGGGTAAGCGCCCGCCAGCTCGTCCATGAGCGTGTCCGTGAAACCCGTCCAACCCGTGTCCGGTGCCCAGGCCAAGTCTTCCACCGCCGCCCCCCTTTTCTTTTTTTCGCCAGAACCTTCTGGGGTGGCTGCGGCGGAGCCTTCGGGATCATCGGCCGTCGGCTCAGCACCGTGAGGTGCGAGCAAGAGTAGATTGGTTGCTGGTTGTTGGTTGTTGGTTGCTGGAACGTGCGCGCGAGGCATTGCATTGGACCCTGCATTTTGGATGCGTTCGCTATGCGTCTGCATTGCGTCCGCATTGCGCCTGCTCTTCCAGCTTTCGTCCGCTGCCTTCTTGGCTTTGGCCTGCTTGTCGCGGAAGTCGGCGATCTCTTCGAGCACGCGTTTCTGTGTCCAGCCGGACTCCTCACGAGTGAAAAATTCATCGCGAACAGCCAGCACGGCCTTCTGTTCGGCCTTGTCGAAGGCTCCACAGAGCCGGAAAAGCACCTTTTCATCCTCGGGCAGCGGCTTTTCGGAGGCATAGCACCAGTCGAGCATGAGGGTGAAAGCGCCGTGCTCCAGGATGGAGAGGTGCCGAGTGTCCTTGGCGTAATCGCCGATGTGTCTCCAATACTTGTGCATCAGGGCAGGGGAGTGAAGTGTTTCTCGAGCCAAACGCGGCTCATGACGCCATGGCCGCCGGTGTCGAGGTTTTGGTAATCGACGGTGCCGCGGGTGACGTAGGTGAGGCGGACGCGCGTGCCCGTGGCATCACGCCAGATGGCACGCACGACGGGAACAGCGGCGGATCCAGCACGTCGAACACGCGCCGGTTTTTTTTGATCATGGCCGGCCACGGGAGCCGTTGCCGATACAGGGTGCGCCAGAGCGTGGTCGGCTTGACGCGGAGATTGGCGGCGGATTCGCGCACCCAGGCGGTGAGTTTCATGGCTCATAGAGTTTTGTCGGCTTTGACAATGATTTGCCGCTCGATGATCTTGGCCGCGGCCTGGGCAAAGGCGGTGACGGTGGCCTCAAAGGCTTGCTGCATGGGGCCGTAGCTTTTGCTGGCATCGCCAGAGAAGCAGACGGTGCCTGCCTGCGTGATGTTGATCGTGGCCATGGGCCAAGGCTCAAGCACGCGGGTCTGCGCATTCGGTTTGTGCCGGAGCACCTGAATGGTGAACTCAGGCGGTGAGGAGTCAGTTGGGGAGTCGTTGTCGTTCATGGGGAAAATTCAAAGCAAATGACCATGGGTGCGCTGCATGCGGGCGTGCTGCTGGCGCATGCGCTCCTCGCAGGCGGTTATGGCGTTGGCACAGGCCAGGGCGCCGCATTTGGCGACGGCGAGCTCCATGCTGAGCGCCAAGCGCTCAGTCGGGCTCACATCGAGATCGGGCAGCAAATCGCGGATGACGCGGATCTGCTCGCTCCATTCGTCCAGCTTGGCGCGCTGGTGCAGCAGCTCGTGCACGGGACGCTCACGCACGGCCGCGGTGGCCGGGGCGGTGTCCCAAAGGCTGACGGTGGCCGTGCTCATGCCGCGCCCCCCTTTTTTTTGGGTTTGTCCTGCCAGCCACAAGGCTGCTCCATGCAATCGCGCGGATGGGCAAGCCAGCACTGCGGGCATTTCCACTCCGGCACCGGTCCTTCAAACACCAGCGCGCCGCCCTTTTTTTTGCGGCAGGCCAAAACAGCCGGAAGCGCAAGCGTCGAGCAATCCAGCCCAGCCGCTACCTGCACCAGCACGATGGCTCCGGTGCGGATCTCGCGCGCCAGCAACTGGCCTGCATCGGTGAACGCGGCGGCATGGACATTGACAAAATTTTCTGTGACCTCGAATCCGATTATAGGGACGCCGGCCGTCGTCGCGACCGACCCCCGCCCCCCCTCGTTCAAAACCACCGCCACCGCGCCGCCCAGGTCAGCACCCTGCCCGGTCGAAGTGTGGCAAGAAGTGTGACATGAAGCAGCTAATGCCGCATTTACGCAGGGAAAACCGAAATCCACAGCGGATTCCGCATCCGCTGACGCCATCCCGGCACCCGCGCCAGGCACCCGATCCGGCCCAGCGGCCACCGTCGCGACCGCCGCGCCCATTGCCGAAACTTCCCCCGCCACACAATCCATCCCGGCAGCCGGACCGGCCAGCGCAGCCACAGCCACACACACATTGCAGCCGCCGGATTGCACCACATTTTGTGACGCAGTCATGCCGCACCTCCTTCGCCTCGCAGCAGCTTCAGCACCGCGCTTTCCGGCACCAGACACGCCGCTTTCCGTGCCAGCCCGAGCTTCACGCTCGACAGCCGACCCAGCCGCAGCCAATTGCGCACCGTGTTCACCGGCCGATCCAGCAGCGTCGCCACCGTTTGGATAGAGTAGTGCGGCTCAATGCGTCGGCCCAAAAAAAGAAAAAGAGAGCGCCCCGGCAGCATCCACCGCCCCGCCACCACTGAGCACCCCGGCACCAGGCCGGTTTGCGCCCAGCGCTCCACCAGCGACACCGGCACATCCAGCAGCGTCGCCACCTCAGCGGCCGACCAGCGCCCGTTCTGGAGCACCGCCGCCGCGGTAGGAGTGGAGAAAGCACGCTTCGACATGGTAAGAGTCACAAAAAAGAAAAAGCCCGCCCGATCACTTGCCGTCGGCATCGCCGCGGCCCTCACGTTCCCGCTTCCACTGCGCGTATTCGCGAAGCTCGAAATCCTCCGCGCGCCAATCGCGCTCAGGCAGCGCCAGAGCCGCCACCGCCGCCGCGCCCAGCCAGATCACGAGCACAGTCAGCACAAAAAAAGCCGCCGCGATCATGGCCGACCTCCTTGTTTAAGGGGATGCCACAGCAAAAAAGAGCGCCGCACATTACCGCACGACTCCCGGACCTCGTAAGCCCGGGCCACCGGGGCGCGGGAAGCACTCCCCAGCGCTCCCGCGCCCGTGGCCTCGACCTGCCGCTTGCCCTTGCGCAGAGCGGCGGAAATGCGTTGTTGCAGATCCGAAATCACGCCGTCGTCGCCACCTCGCGGCCAGCGCCTCCCGTTTCGTGCTTCTTCATGCTCGCGGCAAAGCGCGTCTCCCATTGGAGCGCAGCCTTCGCCACCTCCGGATTGCTATTGTGGCGGCGCACCTGCTCGCAGGTCTCCTTGAGGGCTTCCAGCACGATCAAATCGGGCGGCGTCGGGGGCGGAGTGTCGTCGTTCGGCATAGCGTTGAGAAAACGGATACGCCGAAGAATTACACAGGTTACCCCATAGTCAACCAAAAAGACGCAAACAACATTTTCCTGCAATTAATACTTGCACGCAACAATTCCCGCATTAATCTCCCCTCGTGCTCATCACCGAGCACCGCGCCGCAAACGCGAACCTCAAACCACATCACAAACAGCATCATCATGAACATCCTCGGCTCCTACTCCTCCCACATCTCCCGTTTCGCTCGCACCCACACCCGCAGCAACGGCGCGGTCAATTACACCTCCCGCCAGCCTTTGGATCTCGACCAGCTCCGCAGCATCGCCCCCAGCATCTTCGCCGAGCAGGCCCACAGCAGCCGCTCCGCCGTTTATAGCTACATCCCCACCAGCGAAGTCCTCACCAGCCTCATGCGCGAAGGCTTCCGCCCTTACGCCGTCATGCAAGGCGGCTCTCGCGACGAAGAAAAGCGCGGCTTCACCAAGCATCTGATTCGCCTCCGCCACGACAGCCAAAAACTCGAAGTCGGCGGCAATCACAACGAGATCGTCCTGCTCAATTCGCACGACGGCACCAGCTCTTATCGCCTCATGGCAGGCATCTTCCGCCTCGTCTGCGGCAACGGCCTCGTCGTCGCACAAAACATGATCGAAGACATCCGCGTCCCTCACAAGGGCGATGTCACCGGCCAGGTGATCGACGGATGCGTGTCCCTCATGGAAAAGCTCCCCGAAGTCAATGAAAGCGTCCGCAGCATGGCCAGCATGCAGCTCACCGCAGGCGAGCAACGCGCCTTTGCCACCGCCGCACTCGTCGCACGCTACGAAGACAAAGCCGCTCCTGTCACTCCAGACCAGGTGCTTACCCTTCGCCGCCATGAAGACGCCGCGCCGACCATTTGGAACACGCTGAACACCGTGCAAGAAAGCCTCATTCGCGGCGGCCTCCGCTACGTCCAGCGCGACGACAAAGGCCGCCGTGTGGCACGCCGCCAGACACGCGAGATCGGCGGCATCGACCAAAACACCACCGTCAACCGCGCCCTCTGGGCCTTGGCCGAAGAGATGAAGAAACTCAAAGCCTAAACCCCACACGGGGGCCGCGCATCCCACACGCGGGCAAATTTTCACCGCTCATCATTTCATGTCCATTCCCCAAACACCTGCCCAGCCCGTCCGCATCAAAGCCGCATTCAGCCTCGTTTATTACAGCGAGCAGCGCGCACACGATGTGCCGCGTGCCCGCGTTGCTTATCTTCTGCGCGCCGCCCGCAGTCGCGGCCTTGCCCACCGCCCGCGCTTACAGCCTAGCGGCGATTACCTCCTGCCCGATCTCGCGACCATCTTCCGCCGTCAAAGCGCGGCCCCCGTTCGCCCAGCGCGCAACCTCAGTTGTTGTTGCTGCGGTCAGCGCACCAAAGGCCGCCAATGGTGGAACAGAGACACCGGTTATGGCGTCTGCACCCCGTGCGGAAACGCCACAGCCCACAAAGAAGGCGAAGCCGCTGCGACCTCCTACTACGGCACGCGCGGCATTCATTGGGATCTTTAACCCGTCAACAACGTCAACCAGGTCAACAACGTCACCGTCCGTCACCGTTAAACATTTCAACAAATAATTATTGCACGCAACAAATCACGCATTAAGCTCCCACATGCTCATCCCGAGCACTGCACCGCAAACGCAACCACCACCTCACAAACACCGCCATGACCACCGCCACCATCACCCGCATTGAAGACAACCACGGCATCAAAACCGCCCACCTGGAATGGTCCGGCCCAGACGACCACACTGTCGAAGATTTCGACCTCGGCCAACTCGGCCAACGCTGCACAGGCATCGGCCGCTCAACAGGCGGCAACCTGCGCGGCGGCTGGGTCATCTTGGAAGGCGAGTGCCAGCTCCACGAAGGCGACACCATCAGCCTGTTGGCCACCGAAACCGAAACCGAAGCCGCCTAACCCGTCAACCAGGTCAACAACGTCACCCAAACGCACAAAGCCCCCGGCGACCGCAAATCGCCGGGGGCTCATCACAAACAGCGCCAGCATTCACCAACGCCATGATCCCCCAGCCTAACACCAAAAACACCGCCCGCAAGCGCAGCCGCGGCCGTCCCGCCCTCCAGCAGCCCCGCCGCACCACGCTCCCGCGCGTCAGCGCCACCGCCCACGCCCACCTCCTCGCCTACGCCCAGGCCCACCGCCTCAGCCTCGCCGACGCCCTCCAGGCCGCCATTTTAGCCGTTCCCAGCCCCGCCGCAGCCCCCAGCCACAGCACCGAGGATCCACGGCCTCAGACCCCTCCACGCACCCCCGGAGCTAAAAAGCCCCGCGCCCAAACTCAAAAGCCCGCACACCCTCCCGCATCAAAAAATTGTTGAAAACAACGATTTAATGCACCAAGCTGGACGCATGAGCCATCTATCCGTCCAGCTTGAAGACTACCTTCAGCGTAACCCCACGCGCACCATCCTCAGCCTCGAAGGCACCGCCGGCCTCAAACGCGGCACCATCGACAGCATCCGCCGCGACCAGCATCCGCGCCCCGAGCGCTTTGGCCAGCTCCTCCGCGCCGTCGATGACGAAACCGCCCGCCGCTGGCTCATCGCCTATTTGCGCGACGACTGCCCGCCCGACTACCTACCCCGCCTAGAGATCACCATCGCCGCCATCGCTGAGTCCGATCCCGGCACCCTCCGCGAAGCCGTCACCGCCCACACCACCGGCCACATCGACACCAGCCCCGCCGCCGTCTTAGAAGCCTGGCACCGCCTCCAATCCGCCATCCAGGCCGACAACTCCCTCGCCAAATGGTTCATCAAGACCGTCAACCTCATCCTCGGCGAAAAGTGAACGACCAGGATCAGGCAACCCTGGGGCATAACCACGAAAGACACTCACCAGCCTCAAATACATGACCGAAGAAACCGACTCTCAAACTCCGACAAACCGACCCACTGGTTTGCCTGCATCCGCTGGTTCCGCTTTCGTGGTCAAGCAGTTTGTTGAATGTCCAAACTGCGGCAAACTCTGGCTTTACGACGGTCACGCTGCTGATGTGTGCTGCGGCGGATGCAGCCACAACTTTTATGTGCCACCGGACGCAATGACTCGCCGCTTGCACGAATGCGAATCTGTCTTGCGCTCAGTGGTGAAAAACGTGCCAATCATGGCAGCGGGCTTTGGAGGCACCTTGCTGCACTCGAATACCAATGCACCCACGCCGGAGCTAGACGCTATCGAAGATCAAGACGCCCAAGGGGGTTGTCTCCAGCAGGCTTGTTCTCCTGTTTCGGAGACGCCTGAGACTGATGCCGCTCTAGTGGATCACATGCCAAAGGATGCCACCGAATGGTCAGAACATTATCTGTCGCTGAGTATCCATGCCAGAAAACTGGAACGCGAACGAGACGCCGCCAGAATCCCGATCTGCATCGGTAGGCCCATCATCGAGATACTTGCCAAAGAAGGCATGTGGACCTCGATGAATGGCAACTCCGTTGTCGCTGCTGACTGCCTGTTCGGACGAAATCCCTATCAGGAGAACGACTCAAGCGCAGGCACCGCCGACTAACCACAATCAACCCACGCACACAATGCCACATTCACCGAAGCCAGAAACCAACGAAGGCCAAACCGTCCAGGCGGTTGACCCTGCCGCGATTTGTTCTCCCTTGGAGGTGTTCAAGTCGCTGTCGGTCAAAAAGCAAGACGAGCTAGTGTCTGACATAATCATGACGAGGGCGCAACGCGGCGATGTGATGGCTGCCCGTTATCTCAAAAACCATCCTCGCCTTCGAGTCATGGTATTTTGGGTGCGAGGCTACAGGCCGGACGAAGAGGATGAGAAAGATTACGGTGGTCGCTCTCAAAGCGTCCAAATGGATTTTAGCATCGGCCTCTGTCGAGCAGATGATCCCAGTGAATGGGAAAGCGAGTTTCTGCACTTCGACGTTCAAATCAACGCCGACAAAAACAATCGCATTCAATGGAAGAACTGGGGACAACTCAGCGACAGTGGCCCCCACGATAAACTGCTTCCTGTGTTTCTGGGTAACTGGATCAAGCAGCCAAGGCACTTGAAGCCACAAAAGCCCGAGGCGGATACCTATCTCGTCAACAAAGACACCGAGATGAAATTACAGCGATTCATCGAACGGCTCCAACGCTGGAAGCATTGGGAGAACGCTTCAGGTCAGGCGATCACCCGCAAAGAAACCCCAGACATTCAAACCGATGAAAAGTAAAATCGAAACGACGGAGCCTTCGCACGACAACCGCGCCAAGGGTGGTCGCCTGCACCTGATTGTTCGCAGGTTCCTTGAAGTGTGGTGCTCGGAGTGGAGGTGGGCGCGGAAACTTCACGGAGGCCGTTGGGAGCGGTGGTGGGCTGATCCCGTGAACGCTCTTGTCTGGATGCACGAACCCAAATATCTCGAAGGTGAAAATCGGCCCGGCGGCTGTGACATCGGTATTCGCTACCCGCGTCCGCACAGTGTCGAGGTGTATCCTGCGAACGCTGGAACTCACCCGCTGCGGGCTGGGGACGCGCAATCTCAACACTCAAAGCCATGAATGAACCAACACCTATCGAACCGGAGCGGCCCGCAGTTAGTGGTGCAGTGACTGGTTATGCCTTGGCCGGGTTGGCGCTGGGCTTGATGCTGGGGAACTTCGGATACCAACTATGCGCCGGGCAACATTGGGCCGACGCCGGGGAACGGACATGGTTCCAAGTTGTCGCTCTGTTCGCCGTGTGGATTTACGGCAGGTTGGCGGGGCCAAGGCATAACGATTAAGCTGATGGACGCCGCCCTACAATCTCCGCTCTCAGATGGCGCGCCCTCGGCGTTCCATCCAGCGCCTGGTTCCCTCTCTTTGTGGAGGTGGATTGTGGTCAATTCGTCGGGTGGCAAGGACTCACAAACCGCCCTCCGCGTCGTGGTGGAAGAGTGCGACCGGCAAGGCGTGGATCGCTCCCGGATCGTGGTATCTCACCAGTGCCTTGGGCGCATGGAATGGGAAGGAACGCGCGATCTGGTAGAGCAACAGGCCGCTCACTATGGGCTGCGTGTCGAGGTATCGAAATATCGAGACAAGCACGGCACCGAAAGCACGCTGTTGGATTACGTGCGAGCCAGGCGGAAATGGCCGGACTCACAAAACCGCTTCTGCACATCGGAGTTCAAACGCGGCCCAGGTGGGCGGGTGATCGTAAAACTCTTCCGTGAGGAAGCGGGGCCAGTGCTCAACGTCTATGGCTTCCGTGCCGATGAATCGCCAGCCAGGGCGAAGAAGAAAACCTTCGTGCGGAACTCCCGCTTCTCATCCGGGCAACGCGAGGTGTGGGACTGGCTCCCGATCCATGAATGGAGCGAGGGTGAAGTGTGGAAAAGCATCCGTGAAAGCGGCGTGCCGCACCATGCCGCCTACGATCTGGGAATGCCACGGCTCTCGTGTCGATTCTGCATCTTCGCTCCGCGTGAAGCCCTCCTGGTGGCAGGCCGCGCCAACCCCGACCTGCTTGATGAATACTGCGAACTCGAAAATGAAATCGGACACACATTCCAGAATGGACGCTCGATCAACAGCGTCCGCGATGCGATCCGAGCGGGCGAACAACCGAAGTCTCTGCATGGCGCGTGGAACATGTAAAGGGAACACTGATTATCCCGAACACCTTTCCAGATAGCCACCCCTCAAACCCGAAACCCGCCGCCATGACAACAGCCGAAACAGAAGAACAAGTGCGTCTCAGCTGCCGCATGCGCAGACTGTCACGGCACACCGAAAACAGCTACGCGGGCTGGATCTGCCGTTTTGCCGCCCACGTCAAAACCTGCGCCCGCGCCGCTTAGTCTCCCAGTCTCCCCATCTGATTGTCCCATTGTCTTTCCACCTCCATGGACACCCCCTCTCTCCCCCTCGCCGATCTCCCCCCGCGTCCCATCGACGCCTGGCGCGAGCACACCGCCAAAAACTGGAAATCCAGCGACCCCGACTCCTACGCCGTCTGCATTGAGATGATCACCCAGCACGGCATCACCTCCATCTCCGATCTCCAGCGCGAACTCAAAACCCTCGAAATCGACAAATCCCGCCAAACCATCGCCGCCCTCATGCGCAGCGAGTTCAGCATTGAGCAGCTCGCCGACCTCGCCGCCAAAAACGCCGCCATCGCCCGCCTTCAGGGCACCAGTAAAATGGCCGAGCTCATCCCCGACGCCAAAAAGTCCGACCTCATGGCCGTCTCCATGAGCAGCAAACTCGCCCACGACATCGAGCGCTCCCTCAACGGCATGCCCACCGAAATCAAAGCCGTCGTCACGATCAGCGCCCAGGATCGCTTAGCAGAGGCCCGCGCCAAAGCCGCCGCCGCCAAAGCCGCCGCCCTCGAACAGCAAAGCAGCACGGTCATCGAGGCCGAGATCCTCTCCACCGTCCCATCAAATGCCTAATTCCATGCACGCCAACGATCAGCCCCCATGCGGCGATCTTGTTCCAATTCCCACGCCGGAACAGCGCGCGGCCAATCACCGCGCACTCTCAAAGCTGCATGCAGGAAATCGGTTCCGGCTCATGTTTGGCATGCCACTGCTCCCACAGCATGGACTCCGGCGCCGCTGCCTCCAATGCAATCGCGAATATGACTCGACGCTTTGCCAATGCCCCGACTGCCAATGCCACATGTTTTGTGACCTCAACGCATAGCTCATGGATGCCGCACCTCCAGCCTTCGACCTCGCGCATGATGCCCCTGCGGCATTCCATGCAGCGCATGGTTGTGGCGGGTTGCATTGGGCGCAGGTCATGGCACGCGATGAGAAGCGGAAACTGATGGTGATGCCGTCCAATAACTCCAGCGCCATCGTTCATTTTTGGGCGGGCAAATACGAAGGGCGCATTGGCTGGCTGGTCGGGCCGTCCGCGATGAAAAAGACCAAGCTCCGGCCATGGATGCCGTTCGCACTCGACAATGACGCCTTCGCGAGTTGGACAACGGGCAGGCCGTGGGACGAAGCTGCATGGCTGGCAATGCTAGGCAACGTAAGAGCGCAGGGACTGACGCCTAAATGGGTGCTCGTGCCCGATGTGGTGGCAGACCGTGTGGCCACGCTGGCGAAGTGGGAGCAATACGCACCTGTCGCAGTTCGCTACGGCTGGACGCTGGCAATCGCCGTGCAAGATGGAATGACGCCCGCCGACATCCCCACGAACGCCGAAGTGATCTTCATCGGTGGCACTACCGAATGGAAATGGCGCTCGCTGCCCATGTGGGCGCGGACAGGTGCCCGCGTGCATGTGGGCCGTGTGAATGAAGTTGAACGACTCCACATCTGCGAACGATGGAGAGTCGAATCCGTGGACGGCACCGGCTGGATGCAAGGCACCGAAAACGGCAGACAAGCAAAGGCGCTCGGCCACTGGCTCGAAGGCAAGGCGCTACCACCCCGCGAGCTAGGACTCGCAGCATGAGCCACAACGATGAGATGAGGGGCGCCATGGGCGCAAAAGATCATGAATAACACCACCGACAACAACGCCCATGGCGTTCCTCTCCATCGTTTTGTTCAGCCTTTGCGGGAGTTTCTGGCAAAGCATGGCGCAGATGAAACCGAATGGGATGCCATAGACCGGCTGGAGCAACTGACCAACGCACTGCTGACAAAACGCTCAGCGGATGGCGGCGAAGGTCGGCACTGGCACGCATCAATTCACCTGCACGCCGAAGACGAGGTGAACGCCATCATCTCACGTTGGCTGAACGACCAAGCTGTGCCAGCCGAAAACGAAGATTCAACCCATTGAATACTATGCAGCTTACTGACCAGAATGAAACGCCGAAGGCCGAGCCTCCAAAGCTTGGCACCAGCGATTTGTTAGCGGTTCTCCGCGATGCTCAAGCCGCTGATCTCACGGCGATGAAAACCGCATCAATCATCAACCGCAGCGGGCACAACATCACGGGTTTCGTGGTGTGCCATCCTGAAACACATGAGCGGTGCATTGTGGAGATGTCGGCGTGCCGTTGGCTGACGAATGAGGAAATGTGGTGGCTCATGCACGTCAGCAAATCGCCTCTTACCGCTGACGACAAGCACAGCAACCGAGGGAGCGGAAATATGAGCACCGAAAATCAGAATAAAATCACCGCCGCGACCGAAGGTTGCGCTGCTGCGGCTGGGTATGTGTGCCGCCGCTGCAACGTGCCGATGACTCAAGGTATGGCCATACCTCCAGCGATACAATGCAGCGACGAGGGGACATGCAGCTACGCCATGTGGAGCACAAAAGCCCCTCTCGTGCCTGTCTGGAAATGCCCCAAGTGCGGACACTCCATCACTACACATACCAAAGATTATCCAGAACACATTTCTGGATAGCACCGGCAAAACCAGAAATACCGCCTCGTCGCTTCCTCATTCCTCATTTTGGTTTCCTCGTTCTGCTTTCGACATTTGTTCCGCTCACCACTCCACCACCGGAGCCTCGCCCGTCCAGGTCGCATAATACCCCTCCGTCGTCGCCACCGAATCCCCCAGGAAATACGCCGCCGCCGCGATGCCGTGCGCCGTATAAACGCGACTCGCGCTCAGCTTCCGCAGCTCATGGTTCACCTTCGAGCGCCCCGCCGGCACAAACGGCCGCAGCCACTCGCAATGATCCCGATAAATGAAATCATAGCGGCGTGAATCCGTCCAGCCGTCACCGATCAAAAACCCCGCGCGCCCCTTCAGCAGCCCCTGGATCTCCGCATCCAGCGCCAAACGCCGCGGCCTGCCACCCTTCAGCAGCCTGAAACCCGGCTCGCCACCCTCCGCAGCCCGAGGCCGCACATCCAGCCACGCCTTCCCCTCCGCCTCATTCCACTGCACCCAGCTCGCCCGCGCCGCCAGCAGCTCCGCATCCCGCAGCCCGAGGCGACGCAGCATGATGTGGCACAGGTAAAGCTCCGGCTCTTCCACCTTCAACACCTGCGCCGCCGCATCCATCGCCGCCAGATTCTCCGTCGGCCACGGCACAAAATGCGTCGGCGGCGTCGGCAGCGCCGGAAACTTCCGCAGCGCATCCAGCGGAGGCAGCCGCAACCCCTTCAGGTGCCGCTCCACAATCCGCTCCTGAAACACACTCGCCGCATTCCGCAGCGTCGAATTTAGGCCCACATTCCCCGGCAGCGCATCATGCCAATTCACGCCTCGGCCATCGCGGCCTTGTCCCACACTCACAAACCGCTCCAGCAGCCCGCGATTCAGCACCGCATCCAGCGCCACCGCATCCGGCCGCGCCTCATCCACCACCCGCGCCAGCCGCTTCAACGCTTCCAGATACCGCGCCCGCGTCCGATCCTCCATCACCTTATCCCCGCCCGTCACCGCCTCGCAAACATCCCCCACCGTCGCCATCGAGCCACGCACCAGCGCACCGGCCCCCAGCGCAAAACGCGCCGCCTTGATCTCCTCAATCCGCCGCAGCGCCACCCGCTCCGCATCCGCGATGTGCGGCCACCCGGTGGACTCCTGAAACCGCTCACCCTCCAGCTCAAAATCCATGCTCAGATTCGATGCCACCGTGCGCTTATAAAACCGCACCTTCACCCCCGCAATGCGTCGCTTCAGCGAAGCCGGCCGAGACGCCTTCACGCCCTGTGCAGCACCCGAAGGCACCAAAGAACCCGAAGACACGGCAGAGGAAAGGGCAGGGGAAGAGTCGTTGCGGTCGCTCATGTCACACTTTGTAACACCCAACGTCACACTCCGTCAAGCCTATATACGTTTATATACATCCCATTTACGCCTCAATTCGCCCTCCATCCACTCCCTCAAACCCGCCCAGCGCCAGCCCATTTCCCCACGTAAAACCCACTTTCCCCAGTGCCGATGCCGGGACTCGAACCCGGAAGCCCTTCACAGAGCAGCGGATTTTAAGCCCGCTGGCCGGTCAGGTGTAAAACACTGATTTCAAGGCAAATGCACGCCCTCAAAACGGCCCGTGTCACAGGGCTTGCCACAGATCAGGGGGCTTTGAGGGACTCCAAGGCTTTCTGGTAGAGGATGCCGTTCGTTTCGTGGAGTTCGATCCACGTCATGACGGGTTGAGCTTGGCCTTGGGTCAGCATGGGCACGGCGACGAGGTTCCAGACGCGGCCGGTGGCGGAGTCGATGCGGAACATGGTCGGCTGCGGGGCTTGTCGATCGCTGAACGTCGGCACCACGCCCGAGGCGAGCTGATACCGATTCACCGCAATGCCTTCCGGGCTCGGTGGCGTGTTGTCCGTGGCAAAGAGAAAAGCGGCAGCCGTGAGGCAAAGGCAGGTAATCAGCGTTTTCATGGCTGCCAGTGTATCACGGATGTCAAATCACCGCATCACCCTCCCGAGCGCTTGCCGCTTGATGCCTTCAGCGCGTCGTTGAATGAATTTCTCCGCCTGCTCCACGGGCAACGCCAGCAGTTTGGCACCGTCTGTGGCCAGCCAGTCTTTGTAACCTTGGCCGACGGCGCGCTCGTATTGCCACACGGCCTCACGGCCCAGCGATTCCAAAGGAACACGCGCACCGCCTTGCGTCACCCGCACTTGATCGCTCGGCATCGGCAGTGACAAACCCCGCGCCAGCAGCGCTCCGAGCACGCGATGCGCTTCACCGCTGGCCACGTTGGTGTAGGCCCGCGACCACGGCGCGCGTTGCAGTTTGACCTCCTCGCCCAGCAGATTGAGCTGCGGGCGGCCATCGTTCACAAACCGCCGCAGGATCGGCGTGTTGCGCATCATCATTTCTGCCACGCCCTCCGGCTTGAAGCTGCGCGAATCCGCCCAGATGTCTGCATCCTTGATCAGCGTCGGGACAAAGCCACCGGCAAAATTGGTGCCCGTCTTGATCATTTTCTCAATCGTGCCGTCCACCGCATCGGCGGAGAAAGTGGGCTCGCCAAACAGTTCCACGAGATTGCGCACGGCAGAGACGTTCTTGACCTGCGTGTAGCCCGTGGCCAGCCCGCGCAGCAGATGACCAGCAGCGCCGTGCTCGGCAAACTGCGCAGGCTTGTGGCGTTTCTCATCCAGCATGCCACCCACGACGGAGAACAGCCCCATCGTCGGCCATTGCTTGTAACTCACCCGGCGCACCTTGTCGCCCTCACGTTTCCACAGCGTCATCCGCTCCATACCGGCCGCCATGCGCTCTTTGACCTGCTGCGGATTCAGCGTGCTCCAGTCGCCCTCGATCTGCCAGCCTTCATCTTTGTCGTCCGAGTTGAGAAACACCGACGCCAGCGTGCTCGCCAGCATCAGGCCCACGATGTTCTTGCCCAGCAGCAGCTCCTGCTGCATGCGGCTCACGTCGCGACCGTAAAACCCCGCCTTGCCCAGCACATAGCTGCCGGGGATGTAGCGCGTCATGTCCGCGCCAAAGTTGGCTCCAAAGCGCATGAACCGCGTGCCCGTCACGCCATGCAGCGAGCCCGCCATTACGCCCGCCACGATGCGAGCAAAGCGATTGGCCGTCACGTCCTGCGAGTAATCATTCAGGCCGCGCTGGATGCTGCCCAACCCTTGTTTCATCGCACTGTAAAGCACGCCAAACAATCCCGTCGGATCATTCTGATAGGCCGCCATGTCACCGATCTCACTAGCCGCAGCATAGTCCTCCGCCTTCAGACTGCCGTTGAGTATCTCGCGAGCCCGCGCGCTTACCGTGGCACGCTCTTCGCTCGTCTGCGGCTCGCGTCCGCCGGTCACCTCGCGCAGCGCTTGGGCTCGGGCATTGGCCCGCTCGGCAGGGGTAAATCCCACCTTGCCCTGGTAAAGCTCAGGGTGCAGCGCCCGCGCCACCGCGATGGCACCTTGCGTAGTCGCCGTGTTGTTGATGTGATCCGCTGCCGCCATCAAACGCCCACTAAATAGCATTACCGGAGCCAGACCATATTTTTGGAAGGTGTTGCCATTACGCCACAGGTGCTCACCCATTGGCACCGGCATTGCAGACGCGTCTCCCTCCAGCGCTTTCTGAAGGTCTGCGCCAAAGCGCTTTAGATAACTGGTGTCACCTTTGAACAGGATTTGTCCACTTTCACGCACCCCTTCAAACAAACCACGCCACCATTGCGCATGCGCGTCAATGGCGGACCGCCCCTTGCCGCGGGCGATGAGGCCGCCGATCTGAATCAAGTTGGTGCCCATGCCATTGAGGCCTGCCAGCCACGTGTCAAACTGCGTGCGCATGCCCGATAAAATGGACGAGGTCCAGTAGGAGTTCAGCACTTCCACCCAGCTTGCCCCTGTTTTTGCTTGGATAGACTTTAGCAAATCCAAGAGCTTTTTATTCTGAAGAATCCCTTCCGGCAGCTTCCATGCTGCCTCGGCCATGCCGCGAAGCTGCGCGGTGTCTGCCGCCGTCAGCATCTTCAGGCCATACTCCGGCGCCACGATCTCGCGCCACATCTCCGAGTTGAACATGCCCAGGTTGATCATGCGCAGCAGCTTCGGCAGCGCCTTCTTCACCTTGTCACGATCACCCTTGTCCTTCTCGCCCAGGATGCCCGCCTTCTCCAGCTCGCGATTGAACACCGCCTTGCGCTCCCGTTGCCAGGCGCGGTCCAGCTCGTTGGTCAGATCCAGCCGCTGCTCCATCGTGAGCCCCTTCAGTCGCTCATCGAGCATGAGGCGGCGGTAAATCTCCCGCTGCCGCTCCCGTTGAGAGCTTGGCATGTCCATGAAGATGTCCGCCCAGCTCATGCCGGGGGCGATCTTATCCTTCAGCGACTTCAGCAGCTTCGCCAGTGTCGGGCTGTCCTTCTCCAGCAGCTTGGCTTTCGCCGCCGCATCCGCCTTGGCCTGCGTTGCCTGCTGCTGTGACTGCCATTGCTGCATCGTCTCGCTCAGCGCCTTCCATGCCAGTGCTCGGCCCTGCGCCCAGGCCTCCGGTGAAATGCCGGCCGCATCCGCCTCCTCATCCCAGACCTTCATCACCGCTTCCATGGCCTTCTGCGGATTGCGCAGCGCCTCCGCCCGCACATCCACCTGCCGTTGGCCGCTGCGGTCCATGCGTGTCGTCAGCGTCTGGCCATAACCCGCCTGCTCAAAGCCACGCTGCACCGCCTGCTTCACCATGCCCGGCGCATAGGCCACCGTCGGCGTGGCGGGCATCAGCTCATTCAGCCGTTTGTCCGCCTGCGTTTGACTCAGGCCCGTCTCGATCAGCATCGCACGCACCTGCTCACGGCCTGCCGTCCACGCCTCCTCAAACAGCGGAGCCTCCGCCACCTGATCCACAAAGGTGCGGGCCAGCAGTTCGCCCATCTTCAGCGTCTCCGGCTTCAGCGCCTCGCCCTTCACCGCCGCGCCCAGCGTGCGCTTCAGGCTGGCCACGAGGGCCGCCAGTGCCGTCTGCGTGCCCGGTTTCACTTCGCGACTCTTCGCCCGCTGCATCAGCGCCCGCGCCACATCGTCGATCATCTGCTGCCGCTGCGTCTTGCCATTCACCAGCCCAGCCACGGCCTGCGCCAGCGTCACCCGCGGCTGCAAACGCGATCCCATCACCGCCGAAAGGATGGCCTCGACGCGTTCCGTGATGTCGATGTCCGCCTTTTCGAGGATAGCTTTCACTTTCTCCGTTACGCCCCCGGCACCGCCTTCAAAGCGCTTATCCATTACCGCGTCCGCGCGGTCCACCAGGATACCTTGCGCCGCCATCACCGGAGCGATGGGCCGCAGGATTGTGTTGTTGGCCACGCCGCGTTGACGCAGTGCCCGCGCCGGATCGGCAGACAAATATTCCTTCGTCCACACACGGGCCATCCGCTGCGCCTGCACGTGCGCCGCCAGCCTTCCGGCCTCGGTCTTTGCCTGCTCGCCCTGCATGGTCAGACGGGAAATCAACGTGGCCGCCGCAAACTCCGCCGCATCCAGCGGCAGCGGCACCGCCCGCGAGGCAAACGCATCCACGGCCGCCTCACTGCTGAGCGAGTCCAGCCACGCCGACGCCTCCGCCGCCACATCCACATCCGCGCGCGGCCCATTGATCACGCGCTGCGCTGCATCTGGGCTGGCAAAACGGCTCTGCGTTTCATTGGCCCCGGCCGCCACAAACCCCATCTCTGCGCTCGGGCGCAACCGGGATGTCGTGCCGCCAAAGCGCACCTCGCGACTCTGCACCTGCGCCTGCACGTGTTGCCACAGCCCGGCCAGATACTGCCGGATCGCCTCGCCAAAACGCTGCACCATCGCCGCCGTCCAGGCTGCCGCATCACGCACGCCGCGCACCACGAGATCCAGCGCCTCGTTCACGATGTCCGCATTTACAAAGCCCGCCGTCATGCCAGACGGATTCAGGCCCGTGCCGAGGCCGAGACGCCCCTGCGCTTGATTGGCTTCGCCCTCGCGCGTGGCTGCGCCCAGCTCGGCCAGCACATCCGCGCGTTGCGGTGCCGTCGTCTCGCCGCGATTGCGGGGGCGGGTGCTCGGTGCTACGTCCAACAATGCGCCGCCGCTGGTTTCCCCGATTGTCTGCCCGCCCGCCCCCGGGCCCGATGTGGCCCGGCTTGCTGGCGCTGGCGTTGTGGCTGCTGACGTGGCTGGCAGCGTGGTGGTGGTAACTGCCTCCGGCGCAAAATCCTCCACTGCCTGCCGCGGCTGCGGCTTAAACTCATCCACCAGGATGCCACCGCGATTCTGCGCGTCGAACTGCATGAGGCCAAAGCGCTTGCCGTCCTCGATCACCACGTTCGTGAGGTAGCCGTCCTCGTTGTATTCCACATTTTTCACCACGGCGTTTTCGCCGTCGATCGTCATGCGGTCACCGGGCACGATCTCATCAAAAGGCACTTCCTGCGCGGCGGGCTTCTTGGCCAGCTTGGTCTGCGACTTCTCGAAATCGACCACGCGTTTCTCCTCCTGTGCCAGCGCTTTGTCACGCGCTTGGAATTGCACCCGGTATTGTTTCCGCGCCGCGATCCCATCCTGCAGCGCGGCAAAATAAGCATCCGCCGACGGCTCGGGAATGAGGCCCGCATCAAAGGCCCGCTGCGCCACGCTGTCCGGGTTGCCGCCCTGTTTGGCGCTCGCCACGAATTGCCGCCAGTAATTCGGCAGCGGATTGCGCTTCAGCGATTCATACTCTGGCAGTTTGCGATCTTCCGAAAAGCCCGGTGGCAGGTAAATGGGGTTCTCATTGGCCCAGTCGAGAATGTCCCGGCTACCCATCGGGCTGTCCGGAATCAACGGCATGCCGCGCGCCTTCGCATCCAGCATCCGCATCTCCGCTTCCTTGGCCTGGCGTGCCTCCTCGATGCGCTGGCTCTCCGCAATTTGCGCCGCCGTGCGTGCATCCGGCACATTCGTGAGGATCGGCTGGCGAGTCGGAGCAGCAGCAGGAGCCGGATTAAGGTCTGTTACATCCGCCGCCGTCAGCGGTCCCAGATCCTCCGCCTCCAGCCCGGGCACCAGCGGTGCCACATCGACCGTGCCCGCGCGCTGCGCGATGCCCGGCAGCGGCGAGACAAAGGAGCCAGCGGCAGGAGTCGAACCTGCACCAGTCCCTGCATCCGGCACCGTTTGATCGGCCGGGGGCATTGGGACAGTCCTGTCATTTACGCTGGCATTCTCGGGAGTCGTCGTCAGCGCGCGCTTCGCCGCCGTCACGCCCGCGCCTACCCCGGCGAGGCCGAGACTGGCGATGACGCTTTGCTTGGCGATTTCGCGACGCTGTTCCCACGTCATGTTGGGATCATCCATGAAGGCGCTCACCTGCTCGCCCGCCGTTTCAGCCGCCACGCCGCCGGCCAAAGCCGCGCCGCGCTGCATCAAATTGCGGCCGCCGGTGATCGCCAGCTTGCCCGCGCCCACGGAAAACACCGTGCCCGCCAGCTCCGCCGGATCGGTCGCCTCGCTGATATACTGCTCATTGCCCGGGAAGCTGCGGCCCAGCGCGCTGTTTTGCGTGATGTCTTGCTTCGCCGCGCGGATCATCTCCTGCCCCGGCGTGCGCAGCACCGCGCTGCGCAGCGCATCCCAGCTCTGCGGGCTCCGCGTGAGCAGGTAATCATTCAGCAGCGCCGCGTTGTCCGGGTTGGCCAGCAGATCATTCTGCTGCGCCCAGTTTTCGTCCTCGTAATACTTCGCCTGCTTCGCCTGCACCGCCTGCGCACGATCATCCAGCCAGCCCTGCACGCCTTTCGGGTGATCAAAGAAAGCACCCTGGTCGATCTCCGTGCGCAGCGCCGCGAGCTCGGTGTCCACCGGCTCGGCATCCTTGAGCAACTTGTCCGCCACACCCGTGGCCAGCGCCGCCGCATTGGCAGCAAAGGACTTGCCCAGCGTTTTGCCTGGCATCTGCGCTTCCAAGCGCGAGCCACCGCCCGCCGCATCCCGAGGAGCCGCCACCGGAGACAGACCGGCCACACCGACGCCTGCCGTTTTGATGGCATCCTTCAGCGTATCCACCACCACGCCACCGGCCCAGGCCGCCTTCTCGCCCAGCGTTTCGCTGTCCGCGATCTGCGTCCGCGTCTGCTGCGCCAGATCCCCAAACGTGCGCCATTTCTCCGGCGTCCATCCGCCATTGTCGGCTACCCATTGTCCAGCCGTGCCGATGGCGCGTTCCGCCACGGTCTGCCGTTGATCAAACGGCAGCGCCTGAAACTCCGCGTCCGTAAGCATGTCCTCAATGTCTGCCGGTGTCATAGAAAGTGCACGTTGGGATTACGATCATTCATCATTCGCCATTCTGGTTTCGTCATTCCGTGCGCAGCACGGGTTTTCACTGCATCAGCGACTTCCACGCAGGCACCTTCGCCGCGCCTGCTCCAGCGCCGCCCTGCTGCGCATCGGGCACGCCGTCGCCATCCATGTCCAGTTTGGAAATCACAAAGCGACCTGTGGCGGGATTGAAGCGCGGATAAAAACCGCCCGTCACATTGCCGTCCGCGTCGTAGGTGTATTGGATGCCGCTGGGGGCTTTCGGTGTCGCGCCGCCCATCGGATCCATCCGCGTCTTGGGCTGGCCCGTCACGCTCCAGCCCGGATTCGGCGTCTGCTGCATTGGTGGCAGCTTACCCGCGCCCGGGCCCGTCGGCACCATCAGGCCCGGCACGCCTGCCACTGGGACGTAAGACGTAGACTTAGGCTTGTTGACCGGCAGCGTGCCCATTGGGCGGCCGTCCGCGCTGGGTATGCCGTAATCCGTGCCTGGAATCGGCTGGAATGAAACATTGGGCTGACGGTTGCGGGCCTCGTTCTGCGCCGCCAGCTCCGCCGCGCGGCGCTCCGCTTCGAGCTGCTGCTGCTGCGCAAAGTTTCGCTCATCGCGCTGGTTCATGGCGTTCTGCTGTTCGCCAAACATGATTCGTCCTTGCTCAAAATTTGCTGCATCACGCTGATTTATGGCCTGTTGCTGCTGGCCAAACATGGCTTGGCTCTGCGCGAAATTCACCGCATCGCGCTCCCGCGCAAAGTTTTGTCCCATCTGCATCTGGCCGAGCTGCATGATCGCCCGGGGATCACCCCGGCGGCGCATCTGCTCCGCGATCCGCGTCGGATCATTCGCACTGCGACCAATCGGGCGCACGCCGCGATTGGCCAGGCTGCCGGTGCTGCCTACCAACTCACCATACGGACGGTTTTGCGGGGCTTGAGCGATGCGGCTGCCATTGTTAAAAGGCATCGGGCTAGCGGCCATCGTCGGCATGGTCTGCGGCATCGAGCCAGCAGGAACCGGCGGGCGTGCCGGCATCTGATTGGGCGCGGTCATCGGTGGCAGCGTCGTGCCCGGTCCCGTGCCCGGCTGCCATTTCGTGCTGCCGCCCGGGCCTGCCACCAGCATCCCGGTTGAGGGCTGCAT